CGAGAACAGAACAATAGGTCACTTCCAGCATTTACAATTGAGGCATGGGAGATGCAGCCAATCCGTAGGTTCGCACGGCTATCAAGCTGCCATTGCTCAAAATCTGGGTCTATTATGTAGACGAGCGTTTGGTCTTTTGTGAAAACCGCTAAACGGTTTGCTTCAAACGTACCCATTCCAGTGATTTCATCGGCAGTACCAATCAGATTAGATATGTCGATAAATGAGGCGCGAGTAACTTCAGCCGTTATTGCCTCTTCAGCAATAAAAATATCAGGATCGTCAACCCTGCTAAACTCAATAGTAGTCGGGCGGTCTTTAAAGCCCGCAACCGCAAGTCGCCTCTGAATGGGAACTCCAAACGAGGGCTTTATAGAAGCGGTAGATGTATCAAACTGAAAACCATCATAACGATACATACGCTCATCTTCAGAAAAGATATGCACCTTCCCCTTAAAGTTCGTCATGTTTATTATAGCATTTTTAGCATATGCTTGCTCGACACGATGACCTCTATCTGAAGCCAGATGAGTATTCGCAGCATCCTCTTCAGCAAAGCAGACACCCTCACGATTGTAAAAACGTAACGATTTTACGGGGAACCTATTGGAACCCTTATGAAGAAAGAATTTAGGATCACGAATAAGCTGACCACGATAATCAACATAACAATTCTCAAGCTTAAAAAAGTTCTGTTCTTTCTCCGTCTCCATAGCGGTAATGTCACGCGACCTATCTATCCCACGGAAACCGTAGTAAGTTGTCGCTTGGCTTTTTACCGCTATTGGAGAGTAGGTAAGTCGTGTCATTAATAACTACCGCCCGTTGAAGTAGAGCTTGAAACAGTTGTAGTAGTTGAACCAGAATTACTTTTTACGGTTGTGGTGGTAGACGTAGTAGTAGACGATTGCTTGGGCTTGTATGACGGGTGAGAACCACCATCCATGATTGAAATAGCATAGGGCTTATTCCCGTAAGCCCTTGTATGCAGCAAGTCAGACATATTAGATTGATATATGTTTAGGAACACATTGGCCTTCTCAGAACCTTGCTGGATCATATAATGGGCCGTTAGCCCATCGATCATAATCATGTCAGGAATATCCCGACACTCCGTAGGGTCATTGAAGTAATCAATGTCACCACCAGCCCAATAAGGATGTTTTCGGACATCCTCAATAACTCGGTTAGCTAGTTCAATCATCATCATCATGATTTCGCCATCAACACGGGAAGGCGAAAAGTTACCCGATCTAGTAAGGGAGCTTCTAACTAAACTCTCTAATGGAGTGTAACTTTTCAGACCCGCCGCGAATGGCTTTGCTACTGATACCTCTGCCATCAATCATCCTCGCAGCACAAAATGCGCCCCGACCAAATGTGGTGGTGAAGCTTTATGGTTTCATTGATTGCTCTAGGGACTTTCCAATGAACAAAGCTACGGTTTTCATCCCAAGTGCCACTAACCTTAGTATCCTCATCTAAGATAATATCGAAAGCCGCATTCTCTTCATTGGCTGAGACGTACATAACAAAAGCAGACTTGTTAGTATTCTTAGGAGCACGGTTTTTCTTTGCCGTGTCGCTAGGGTTGACGTAAGCTTCATTCTCAGGAGTATCGGGATCATCTTTCACAAAATGTCCCTCGTCTGTTCTTGCTCGTTTACGGGTCATTTAGTAACCCTTCTTTTTCTTCATTGGCTTGCCAGTTTTTTTTTGGCAGCTTTTGCAGCAGCCGCTTTTCCAGCTTTAGTGTACGGGAACTTTTTCTTTCCTACAGTCGGCATGATAATTTCCTTTAAAGTTGCTATACCTATTTATGCCTGTTTTTCCCCTTTTAATCGTCCCAAATAAAAAGGGGAGCCAAAGCCCCCCTCTTTGTTTTTCCTCACAAAAAACTTAGGCGATATTCGTCCAGTTTTTAATGTGAGTGTGTACCTTGTCTTGGAGCAACTCTAGGCCGCACTCTGTCAGGTATTCGTGCTTGACCGCATCAGCATCAGGAGCTTGACGATCACGTAGCAAGCTAGTGTCGCGTCCTTCCAGATAGCGATACTTCAAGAATGGGAAGTCCACAATGATCGCAGCATTTTCCATCCCAGGAACCATACGGAACTGTGGGTGGAGATGTACCGCAAGTGTACCCGCGAAAGTTTCGTAGCCTGTCATATTAACACCGTAAGTGCTCTCAATGACATGTGGCTTCCAACGATCCTTGCCAAACTTCTGCAAGTGACCAGCAACTTTTGCACCACAGAACATGATTTTTTGTTTGGAACCAAACGCAAAGATGTTCTCAATTAACTGACGATCAAATTGATCCTCAGTCATGGTGTTAGATGCTGTTGATCTATCAACTACATTAGATAGTGTAGTAGTTAGACCACCCGTGAAACGACGAGGCTGTGAAGTAGACCCGTTTGTTTCATGCTTGCGTCCGAAAAACATCGCTCGCTCGATGTCCATCATGTGCATTTTCAATGCCTTAGTAGCCATCTCATCTTCTTTGTCACCAGTGCGAAGGTTTGTGGCCTTCAAGGTTTCGGTGACTGTAAAAGCTGATCTGAAAATTTGAGTAAAATTTTCTGCAACGGTTGCATCGAAACTCACACCAGTTGGACTATTCGCCCCTTCCTCATACGCCGTTCCAGCAATGAATAAGTCTGCATCATCTGCAATCTGATGAGATGTACCACCAATGTTTCTCTCGACGGTCAAAGTTGTTGCACCGCTATCAGCAGTACAGCGCATGACTTCACCCGTTGCAGAGTTTACAATGATAGTGCCAGTAACAGCAAATAAGTTGTCATTTCCACTATCGACAGTGATCGAAGTTGTAGACGTTGAAGCTACCGCACCGTTCACTTTTAATTTACGAGAGGGTAATTCGTCACGAAAATTTTTGTAAGAGGGGTCGTCAGTTGCTTCTGAACTTGTCATAGCTAAGAGAGCTTGAAGCGGTGCATTCCCGTTTGGTTCGAGCAGTGAAAATAATTCGCGGTAGTTCTTGGGGCGAAAGTCAGTTGTGAACTCACCAGTACCCCGAAGTCCTTGTATACCAGCCATAGCTAGTCTCCTTACTTTGGATTAGGTTTCAAGGGGTTTTATAAGCACGGAAAACACGCAGCTTCTAATTCCCGAATTTCGTTGAACAATCGGTGAGGCCGTAGCGTCCATGTTCAAATTCAATAATAAGAATTTTTCCCTACGTGTCGTCCCTTATTTTATTTTTCTACGGATTTCTTTCTGCCATTGCTTTAGCAGCCAAGCGTCCCATAGTGCTATCTTGCTTGGGAGCAGCAGCAGCCGAAACAGGCCCGCCAGATTGGGTTTGTAAGTAGGCTTGCCTACGGCTTGACATATCCCTTAGTCTTTCAAACTCAGGAGTGTTCCTTTGATTGGCAAAGTCTTGAACAACCTTGTTGGTCAATGCTGCATCTGCAAAATCTTCTGCCGTATATCCGCGCTCACCAGCGTAAGCTTGGAAATCCCCGACCGCATCGTCAGGAAGTCCAGCCGCTTGCTGTGCTCTATCAAGATTGTTGGCAATCGTATCACGAACAACAGATTGACGATCACCTTGAGCTTGCTGAGATGATTGCATCCCTTGCTGTGCTTGCTGGCCCATTCGCTGAGACATTTGCTGCATCATATTCATAGACTGACCAACACGTTGCTCAAGTTGATTTAACCGCGCCTCTGCTTCTCTATATCCTGGGGGTAGGGATATGGCGTTTTCGTCTTCATACTTCTTAAACTCAGCATTCATGTCAGGTTGTTGAGCGTTTGGTGTCGGTTGCTCTGCCTTGGCAGAACCATCGCCCGCTGGACGGGCCTTACCCATTTGAGCATTCTTAGTAAATGCTTGTAAAGAAGCTTGCATCAACTTGGCTACTTGTTCTGGATTGGCATTGCCAGCCTTCATCATGCGCTCGGCAATATCATTGATAGGCTTCATCTGACCTTGCTTAAAGTTTAGGTCACGATAACGCTCATATGTCCCTGCAATCTGTTGAGGGGTTAGGTTTCTTTCACCATCACCCATCTTGATCTTATACATTACAGCCGCTTCTTGAGCCTTGTCCCCCTCAGTCTGAGGTGAGGCGATTTGGTTTGCTTGCTCTTGGGGGGTTGATCCCTGCTTTGGAGCTTCAGTCTTGGGGGCTTCAGCACCCATTGCTTTAGCGGAAATTCTGTTGATTGCGTCTTCGTCTTTAGCAGCCATAATGGTTCCTTTCACTCGGCCTTAGCGGAGTATCTTGTTGCATCTTCTAGTGCCAGTTCGCCTTGCAGTTTATGAATAAGTCGTTCTGGCACATTTAGTAATTGTTCCGCTGCCCAAATAGCTCCGCGCTGGAAATCCATTTGCTGCATCGTCATCTCTGGTGTGTTCGCCATATTACGAGCAAGTTGTAAGATTTCTTGCTCCATGACTTTGTTAATGTGTGACCAACCCCTACTTTCAGAAAGTGCGATCAAGTCTTTAAGATCAGATTTAATTGCTATTTTTTCAGTCCTTTTGATTTTTTCATGATAGGTTTGCCAGCCATTGCGGTCTTGCAGCCCTTCTTAATTACTGGATTTTTAGCCATTACTTTTTCGCTTTCTTTTTCTTAGATTTGGGCCAGCCTTTTTTCATATCATTGTAAGACTTAGCACTCACGGTTCCCGCAGATTTAGGGCGAGACTTTCCAGCCTTACGGCGTTTGTTGATGTTTTCGACTAAACTCATGCACAGTCCCACGCTTTTCTTGACCAGTAGTTAGCTGATAGTTTGTTGTTAGTACCCTTGATGCCACCAGAACGAGCGCAATAAGATTTCTTACGTGCGGGCTGGTCTTTCTTTATGGACATATTTGCATCGCCATAACGAATGATAAGCTCCTTGCCGCTGTCACAAGCTTTCACAACAAACTTTTTCCCGCCGCTTTTTTGGCGACGAGGCTTGTTGCAAGCCATAGACTTCTTGTCGATCTTAGCCATTAGCTAGGCTCAGTAGGCCAAGTGATTTCTTCGACCACAGGCCACTTAGCGTCTACCGTTGGTAAATCTCGGAGCGTTGATCTATATGTCGCCCAAGCTGCTTTCTTTGCAGTTGTGAGTGGACTATCGGCAGTCTGCGTCCAATCGGAAGCGTCCAATAAACCTTGACGATGCCCACGCGCTTCGTGACCATCTTGACGCAAAGGCATTTTGTCAGAAGCGCGTAACGCATCAAATGCGGCTTGCTCTTCGTCACTCATTACTCGGTTGACGTTTCCCACCATTGTAAAATCTGGCATAATTAAAATCCTTTCTTAGCGTTTGTGCGCTTCAATAACCAAACGGCCTTTTTCAAAGCTACCATTACTAGTGTAGACATAGATGCCGTTCGTCCATTCGGGGCTGGTTTGGTTGGTGGTGTAGCTGTTATAGCCACCGAACTCGATATTAGGGCCATTGTAGCTAGTTTGCTGTTGATACTGGATCGTGTACGTCATCTCAGGAGAGCGATACACATTACTAGCTTCTGGCCCATGATAGAGGGATATTGTACCTGTCAGACCAGAACCATACGAATAGCCGCTATGGGATTGGGTAGTGTAAAGGGGGAACCACATTCTCCCATCATTTGAGTTGTGGCTATCGCCTTGTATTCCGCTACCGTTTCCATGACGACCATGATAACTCCAACCATAGTAGCCATTAGTTATCGGGCTGCTGGAACTATCTAGCCCTCTAATATTGAAGTAACACTCGGCACTAGAGCTTACTCCGTAAAAATGAAGTGTTAAGCCAGCTACATTATCTTTCGTCAATGAGCTTTCGATGTCAGAGTAATTGACAGTTAGATTTGCTGCGGAGGTAGCCAGAAAATCGTAGCACTTAAAAAACGACCCTCCTGTTGCGTTTCCCCAAGTGGACGCGCCAGTTCCACCAGAGATAAGAAGCTGCCCTGCCGTCCCTGCTGCTGCTGGTAGGGCGTTTGGGTTGAACTGTAGCTGGCCTGATCCGTCTGTAGTCAGGGGCTTGTTTGCCGTTCCGTCTGATGCTGGCAGTTTAAGTGGCGAGTATGCCAATGTGCCAGTTCCGTTGGTTACAAGTGGTGCGTTTGCACCACCATCGCTTGAGGGTAGGGTGAATGTCGTACCCCCATTTTTACTGATTTGATCAACGATGATCTTACTCATTTGGATGTCCTTTCCATGAGTGGGGGTTATGCCGCTGCTGCGCGGCGTTTGTTTCCGTAGAGGGTCATTCGCATCGGGTATGCACCGCTTCCACTTTGATGTTTGTTAAATCCATTTTGGGCCGCGATCCAAATACCATCTGGATGAGCAGAGTGATTTGTGTTTCCGCGCCATTCCCAGTGTTCAATAAGCGCACGTTGCGGGTAATTGTATGTGATGCCCTTTTCAACGCTTCCACAAACCGTATGATTAACAGCGGTGGCTGGTGTAGACGGATCACACCAATAGAAATCAATATTCATAAATAATGCCGACCATTCGTAGCTTTGTCCGTACATCAAATCATAGCTGTTAGCTAAATAATGCCGACCACTACTTTCTGCCGATGTGCCAGAATTGCCAGATCTCCAATAGCCTTGCGACCAATGACTAGGATTAGCTTGGGTAGAACCGTACATCGGCCCCATCGTAATCCACATTGCATCATTGTTGCCCCCCATATGTTCGATCCGTAACCTAAAGTGTGAGTAGGTTGTTGTATCTAACGATGTGAACTTTATCGGATCGGAGGGTGTACCTTGGCTTGTCGTAATGTCCTTCGTTTGTAGCAAACGTGGTGCGTCAAACGCAGTGCTAATATCATCCAGCGAAAGCCCTGCTGCTGATGATGATGCTCCACCACCGCTAGAAGAATTTGTTCGTAGAGTTCGTCCCATTCTAAACCTCCACAAACATGATTGTTGTGTGGACGCTTGTAAGAGCATCTTTGTTTTCTATGTAGATGCTGTCACCTACGTTTAAAACAAGTCCATTGCGCTCAAATACCCCTATCTGAGTACCGTTTTCTAGAATGCCATCTTGAGGGATGTTAGAAAAGCCACTGTCAACTCCAGAAAGT